ACGACACGCAAGACGAAAACACTTCATATGTACCCAGCCTTGTTAGCAGGCTTTCCGCCTCGATCGTTCCGGGCAGCATCGTTGTTGACAGCCAAGGCAAGGGGAGATTTGACGCAACAATCTCTTTCAACACAAGTGGGCTAACCGATGTAGATGATGCAAGCGACGACCCAAACGAAGTTCTAAACACTTTGAAGGGGTTGAGATTTTTCCTGAAATGGAGGAACCCGCTAACAGCTGATGACCCCGAGGATGACGTCGTTGTGAAGCATGTCGTTCAGATCTTGGTCAAGACCAAGGTCAAGCAGGTGAATGACTCTGCTGGCGGAACGGTCACCGCCGGGACTTTCGTGCCGGTTGTCGATCCTGCCACTGGATTTCTAACTGGTGGCAGCATTACAGGCGGCGGTGGGACTATACCCGCCATGACTTCAACCATCACCATTACCACGCCTAGGTTCAAGTTCAAAGGCGAGCCAAACAGCACCAGAGTTCAAGAAGGGACCACCCTTACCAAAACTGTCACTCTTAGATTTAACGCCAAGAAGGCCTATATCGAAAAGGCCGAGGACATAGCATCAACAGTCGCCGGTCGTCAAAAGGCTTGGGATGATTCCCTGATTGAAGGCGAGCTTTACAAGATCGGCTCTGGCCTTGCTGTTTGTGATTCCCGCAGTCCCGGCGTATTTATTTCTGAGGCAGATACCACCGGAGGCACCACAAACGCCATCACCACCACCTTCAGGACTGTTCGCACCGGAACGGTTAACACCAACACCCAAGGGAACATCGAGACATCAGGTCTCGACTGGGTGAATACCGATTCGGCTTTGCGCGAGTGGCGCAACGTCGCCACAACCGATGGCCACATCCTGCGTTGCGCTATCGCCAGCATTTCCACCACCCGTCCATGCCAAGCAGTCGAGCTTGGTATCCGTTCTCGGCTTGGTATTCGCATCAACGGCTTGACCAATTTCCGCGAAGCGTTGAGCTACTCGGATTGCGACGATAGAGCGTGCCTGAATTACAAGAATGACATCGTGGAGCAGGGCAGCACACTACAGACCGATGTCTACCAATCCAACACCCTGAGCGCACCTGTCGAGCGCTACAGCTTCTTTGCGATCTATTACCGCGAGGCCGGCTCAGCGGCATCTTTCACCAAGCTGAACAATGCTTACGGCGTTCGCGGCGCAACTCAGCAAAACGTCTTCAACTACATCCAGCTGAGTATGCCCTCTGTGAAGCAGTGGGAGTTTCAAATCGAACCGTACTCGGGCTGGGAGATTCGCAATACCAGTGTTGGCACCTTGTACGTACTTGAGGCAAGCCTTAGCACCAGGCAAACCGTGTCCGAGGTTGGCGGCGTAACCGTAGTGTTCAACGGCGTGTCAGTGGCTCAGTCTGCAGACACTTTCGCTATTCCTACGGGCCGGCGCCAAGCCAGCAAGGGCAGCCTCACCTACCCGAGAACTGACAGGGACGACTTTCCCAACGGTGACCTGTCCTATATCGACACCTGGGGCAAGTTGGCCGAGGCCTTTATCTACGAAGAGATCCAGTCCTCAGCTGAGGGCGGCCCCGAGCACGAGGTGGTCTACGTCAACGAGATCGTCCCCAACAGCCCGGCCCCGGTCTACGACAACCTGGCTCTGGTGGGCATCAACGTGTTGTCGTCTGTTGAGTGGCAGCAGTTTGGCCAGTTCAGCTGCTACGTGACCGGTGGCAAGATCTGCCGCCGCCTGCGTGCCGGACTTACTCAAGGCCCAACGCACCTCTTCCCGGATGTGCTGCTGGATCTGATGACCAACACCACCTACGGCGCTGGCGATCTGATCAAGGACAGCATGATTGATCTGCAGGCCTTCGCTGCAGCAGCTGACTGGTGCAGCAGCCGGAACTACTTCTTTGATGGGGTGCAGGCTGATCGGGTCAACCTGCGCCAGTGGGCAGCGGACACTGCAGCTGCAAACCTGCTGATCTTTGGCGAAAGCGACGGCAAGTTCTACCTGCGCCCAGCCATCCAGTTCACAGCAGTGCCAATCAAGGGCCTTTTTACCGCCGGTAATATCGTCGAAGGCACCTTCAAGCTCCAATACTTGGAGCCCGAAGAGCGCGAGCCTATCCAAGTCTCGGTGCGCTACCGAGAGGAACGGGCCAGTAGCGACCCCACCAACCCCGGTATTTTCCCCACCGAGCGCGAAGTGCTGGTGCGCGAGGTTGCCCCATTTGGCAACGCCACTGATCCGATTGAAGCTCTGGACTTGTCGGATTACGTGACTAGCCGCAGTCAAGCGGTTGATGCAGCCAAATACATCATTCGGATGCGCCGCATCCCCACCCATGTAATCAGCTTCCGCACCACCCACGAAGGCGCCTTAGCCAAGTTGGGACCAAGCGATTACATCCGCGTCGCAATGGATGAAACGCAGTACGACGAGTTCAACAACGGCGTGGTCACAGCGGAAGGCGCAGTGGTTAGCACCCAAAACCTGTTCCCCGGCACCTACGACGTAATCGCATGGAATGGCACCGAAGGCATCCCACCAGCTGATACGAGCCTGGTTATCAGCAGCGACGGGACCGCAACTCCTAGGGGCATCGTATTTACCGTGAAGAAGGCTGGCACACAGGTGCGCACGTACCAGATCGAGCGCATAACGCCTGATGAGGAAGGCACCTTTACTATTGAAGCGGTCTACATGCCCACAAATTCCTCGGGAGTCCTACAGCTGGCCGAGGCTTTTGATAATGCCGGAAGTTGGGTGATTGAGTAATGGCAGTAGCATTTCCGAACATTGAGCCCACCAGCAGGAACTTTGTAGCTCCGCGCTGGCCCACCACTGGACTAACCACGCAGTCAGGCGTTACTACCCGCCGTTTGTGGGGTAGCCGCCCAAGTCAAGCTCAGCTTCAGCTGCAGTTCAACAACATTAGTGATGACAACGCTGCTTTAATTGTCGCAGCTTACAACAATGCAAAAGGTGCAATAACAGATCTGATATTGCCCTCTCTGATTTTCAACGGCGCCTCAGCCAACCTCCGAGGCTGGCTCGACACAACATCAACCGGCGCCGGGATGCTGTGGTTTTTCACTGAGCAACCACCAACTGTGGAAAGTGTTGCCCCGAATCGCTCAAGCGTGAGGGTGAACCTTGTGGCTGAACTTAGACTGACTTAAACCACAGCGGACCGATGGCCGTCAAGACCAGCGCCACGGCGCTACTGAAATTCAAGCTAGCTAGCGCTTCCACCTTTACCACGATCGCCAAAGTGCGTGACGTGCGTCTGGACATCAGCCGCGACGCCCTGGAAACGACAGGTGTGGGTCAAACCGACCGCACCTACGCCTATGGCATCCGCAGCACCAGCGGTAGTGGCACGCTTCTGTATGACCCGAACGACAGCGCTACCACTGATCTGATGCAGCAGATCCTGGAAGACAGCGAAACGCTCTCGGGTGTGCAGCTGGTACTGAATAATGCCACCAGCGAAGGCACGATTTCTGGTGACGCGCTGATTACAGCTGTCGGCCCGAGTGTGAGCGCCGGTGATCTGATCTCTATCCCGATCAGCTTCACGATTTCCGGCAAGCCTACCGGTTCCTTCTAATGGCACTTCTCGGCAACGGCGGCATCCTCGAACTGAGCCGAGAGTGGCCAGATCCGATGGCGCTTGCCGAGACGGCAGTTATCCATTCGACCACGCCATCCCGTATCAGTCTCGGTAATACCGATTACTGGACTGGTGATCGGATTATCCTTAACTTTCCTGGCGGTTCGCCGTTTGGCGCAGGTAACGCTAACGGTGCTGGTGTTTATTTCGGTAGCATTTATGTGCTTAGTCAAGCACGACAGCACGTAACTGGACCAAATGCGAACTACTATCAAGTGGATAACTCGGTAGCTTTTTATGATAAGAGCAATATAACTAATGAAACTGATGGATACATCAACATAGACCAACTAGGCAGAATCAGACTATTCAACTCAGAACTCGCAGCTTACAACCTCGATACCAGCAACGAAGTACTTCTAAGTCCTTTCGCTAACGGTAACTTTGTAGTAGCTCGCTACAGCAGCGATCTGGCATACCTCGCAGCCGTAGCTAGTGCAGCGCAGAGCATCGAAGGTTTGGCACTGCCCAACGAAAGCCAGCTGCTCGAGGATGTGATTGCTGTACCAGCGGCCATCACCGCAATTTCGGAAGATCCAGACTCTCGAGGATGGCTCATCCAAGCCGAACTGACCGAGTGGGCGCTTGACGTAGACGCATCCAACCTCGATATGACAGCCATTGGCGAAACATTCGGCGAGAACGTCAAGGCCGTGGTTCGCGGAGCGGGTTCGCTGCAGTTCCTACTGGACAACACGCTCAAAGATGGCGACGAAACAAGCACGACGCTGCTGCGCCTAGTGCTGATCACCGAGCGCGTCGCAAAAGCAAGCGCAAGGTTCTACCTATACAAAGACCGCACGCCTGCTACGCCACAGATCGGTAATACTGCGTACTACGGCTGCGATCTACTACTAACCAACTCGCGAATCAATGTAAGAGCAGACGAGCTTATTGCTGGTTCTACCGATTTTGTTGTTAGCGGCGAGATCAACCTACGGTTTACCTAGGAAGCGTCGGTAGACTTCTGGCAGATAGTGACTGATGTGGCGTGGCTTCCCTTGAGCTTGCTGGTGCCGTTGGCTCCTTAGACAACATCAACGCCACGCAGGCAGAGTTCCGAGCGCAAATCGCCACGCTCAATGACCTGATGCGTCAGGTAGCAGGCGTCGCCAACATTGCAGCAGGCAGTACCCAACAGGTAGACCCTCTTACAGCGCCTTTTACGCTGTATGTAAACCCATATACCGGTCAAGACACCTTTGCTGGCGGCAGTTACAACACCTATGAAGCGCCGCCTGGTAGTACCGACGAAGAAATCATCGAGGCCAAGCTAAAGCGCCTGGATCAGCAGCGTCTTACCTGCGGCTTTAGTCCCCAGCGCCCGTTCAAGACGATCAACCGTGCGGTGATCGAGGCCGCGATCATCACCAGCA